ACATGATAGAAAACAATCCAGTAGTAAAATGTTCTGAATCATCAATTGAAGAACCACCGACAGAACTCAACGAGAACAAGTCATTATCAAAGGGTACTAATCGTAAAACCAAAGAAGAAATAAAAGAAGAAGGGCGGGCTAGACAACAAAAAAAAAGGGATGAATTGAGAAAAAAACTTGGAGATGAAGAATATAAAAGGTGGCATTCTAAAAAAGTCGCAGAATTAAGGGCAAAAAAACAATTAGATAAAACAAAAATCACTGAAACAGAACCAGCAATGACTGAAGCAATCCGTGAAGCAACAACTACACCGATAATTGTAAATATACCCGAGAAAGAGAAACCATTAATTGGCAATATAAAAACTAAGGAAGAGATAAACGAGGGAAATAGATTAAGAAAACAAAAACAAAGAGAAGAGATGAGAAAGAAACTTGGAGATGAAGAATATAAAAAGGAACACTCTAAAAAAATTGCGGAATGTAGAGAGAAAAAACAATCGAAAAAAGAATCACCAGTAGCTGTATAATATGAATATTTGATTTGAATTTAAATAATTAAAGATTGAGATAAAAGTTTGTATATTTTTTCACAACGTTTTGATATTGTTATAAATTCAATTTTTATATTTGAATTTATATATTTTTTATAATTTTAGCTCATATTATAAGGGTTTTGAATGTATGTCACAATTATGTATGTCACAATTATGTATGTCACAAACTAGTTACTGTACGCTACGCCGGCCATTCCACTCATCACGCGAAGGACGTTGTAATTGACGGCATATACTCTCACCTTTGCGGTGGCAGTTCCGGCGACCGTTCCAGATGACAGCACAAGCTGTAGGACAGCATTGTCAATTCTGGAGAAGTTGCACGACCCACTTGGTTGATGTTCCTCAGGTTTTAGTGAGAAAGAATATACGTTGATGCCAGTATCAGGTGCGCGTGTGTGGTGCTGGAATGGCTGAACGACGTCGAAGTAAGAGCCCTCTCTCTCGGAGAATCTGTCCTGACCGTTGAGCTGAAGCTTAGCGGTGACAACAGGGTTCTCGCCCCAACAATGCATGTCGAGTGCGGTCTCTGCGAGAACGAATGTTCCAGCGTCGGAGACATAAGAGCCGTTGGCTGCCTTGTTGTCCTGGGCGCCGAATGGAAGTTCTGTACCGCTTGAAGCGAAACTCCAAGCACTTGATGGAAGGAGGTTTCCACTGTCGGTTGCACCAGCCATCTGGAAAAGTCCGTTGGATGTGATGAATGCGTTGGAACCACTCGTCTCTGCTGGTCCGCCGAAAGCGTGGATTGCGTTGGGAAGAGCATCAATGGCGTCAGTGTAGTTGAAGGGCTGAGCTCCAAGAGTGCGGAAGAGCGTCTGGGCAGCATCCAGAGAAGAGCAATAATCTACGTTGGCATCTGGCTGCACGACCCAGATGAGTTCCTTGCAGGGATGATTGAAGTTCAATTTTAGCTTGTTCGATGATGATCCAACACTCTCATCGCCCGTGAATTGAATTTGTTCTATCAAATATTCGTGGGGGTTCTGTGCGACCTTTCTGCGCTCGTCGGAGTCAAGGAAGATATAATCAACATAGAGAGACGCCGCTACAAGTGACTGCTGGTAAGCGATTGGGACTGACTGGATGCCAGATGTAGCAGCAAGTGATGATACAGCCCAAAGACACTCGCCAAGAGGACGAAGATCGAGGTTAATCTTGACCTCGTGGTATTGGAGAGCAATAAGAGGAAGAGAAAGTCCGGGGTTCTTGGAGAACCAGAACTGAAGAGGAATGTAAAGCGTCGTCTCGGGAAGAGCATTACGGGGGGCGCACACCTGTGATGGTCCAGTGGCGGAAGAGCAAGGACCAGACACCTCGGCGAAGAGAGGGTCGGTGATGTAGGTAAGCTGGGTTGTGTTACCAATCATCTTGAAATAACCTCTCTGCTGTTCGGATGAGAGTGTAAGCTGATTCCAGATGTGCATCCAGTCACCGTATTGACGGTCAATTCTCTGTCCTCCAATCTCGACCTCTACCTGCGCGATGAGCTGCTCACCGATGTAGTCCAACCAACGGGCATAGACACCCTGTCCGTTCGTCGGCTTCATACTCTGGTTAATCTCTGGGAGAGTCACCTGAAGGTATGTGCGATAAGCCAAATCACCATTTCTGCTAATTGTGCATGTCACTCGGCGACCGAAATCTGCCTGTCCAGAGAATGTCTGTTCGATACTCTCCATCGCAAAGTTAGTGTGGCGACGATAAGAGATCTTCCAGTACGTAATCTCTGGGGTTCCTGTCAAAAATACATCTTGAGCTCCGTAAGCAACCAATTGAAGTAATGCACCAGCCATTTATTTAGTTATATATCTTACATAGATTATAATTTTTGGGAATTGTTCCTAAATAAAACTATTTATATTTTTGTATCGATACAAATGTTTATTAATAATAACCTTGAATAAAAAGAACTACTGCGAGTGAGATGTAGAAAAAAAGTTCTGGAGTCATTAAACTATATAATTGTTATACTTTATAAATATCATACATTATAACGAATTTTTACGCTAAAGATATTGATGTTATGAGGAAAGATAGGGAGGGGGAGAGTAGATAAATCTTGCTTTGCAACTTAGCGTTGGCAGAATGATTTTGCAACTTGGCGTAATGATTTTGCAACTTGGCAGAATGATTTTGCAACTTGGCAGAATGATTTTGCAACTTGGCAGAATGATTTTGCAACTTGGCAGAATGATTTTGCAACTTGGCAGAATCACTAATATTGAAGATTATCTCAATATATACATTAACTACGGTTACGAATATTTAAATGACAATGTTTATATCGCCCCAGATACTCGGGAGTGTTCGGGAGTTTATCATATCAAATACCCGAAAATGATATAAAGATACGATGATAATATATTTATCAATGGCATCTCTTGATATTGTAGAACTGATTGAGAATAATCCTATTACAAGATTGAGCGGAACATACAACAGCAAATTACTGAATAAGATAAAAGAAAATTTTACCGAAACAGGACAGCAACTATTCGTTGCTTCGTTTTTCTGTTTTTTGAATTACCAGAAAAATGATTTTGTAATCGATTTAGACAATATTTGGGAATGGTTAGGGTTTACACTTAAATCGTCTGCAAAAAGAGTATTAGAGAAACATTTTAAGTTAAATGTTGATTATCAAAAATCTTCATTAAGGCGTTCGAGAGAACAAGAAAATACACCTGGTGGCAGTCAAAAGGAAAAAATTATGATGAACGTAAAAACATTTAAACTATTCTGTATCAAATCGTGCACGACTAAAGCAGACCAAATACACGAATACTATATAACATTGGAAGAAACGTTACAAGATGTTATTCAAGAAGAAACAACAGAATTAAAAAAACAATTAGAAATAAAGGATACTGAACTTGCTGATTATCGTCAATATTTAAAAGAGAAAGGTCTCGAAAAGGAAAAACGATTGGTGAGTGATTTTCATTTAAAGAATGTTGTATATGTATTTTTGATACAAAACATAGGAGACGCTCTTGTCGTAAAAATTGGTGCGACACAATCAATAAAGGAACGCAAATCAAATTTATCGAATTCTTTCACAACGGAAATACTACTAATTGATGTCATTCAATCTGATAATTACATAAAGTTTGAAAAGTTCTTACATAATAACGATTTTATTAAAAGATTCAATTATCCTGTAGAAATGAAGAATGGAAATAAGTCGTCAGAAACTTATCTCGTAGATAAAAAGCAATATGAGGAATTCGTAAAAATTATGCAAGAGAACAAAAAAAATTTCCAGAATACTGATATTGAAAGAGAAGAAAGAGCTATAAAATTAGAGGAAACAGGTTTAAAAAGAGATGAATTGAGAGTTCAGGCATTTAAAATTCAACAAGAAAATTTGCTCATTAATTTAGAACTACAAAAACAAGGCATTCACACTGAACCAGTTGTTGTACCAGAAATAGAGGAAAATATTGTATTCGAAGATGATGATGACGAACCAAACACCCCAAATACGAATTTAGGCGATATAACTACTTGTAATTTTAGTATGGTAAAACGAGATACAGGAAAACGGTCTCCAAAAGTTTATCAATACAACATAGAAGATTTAACAAATCCTATAAAAATTCACAATAGTCCAATAGATGTAGAAAGAGCGTTTGCTGACATTGCTATATCACCTGCTCCATTGAAACGTGCTGCAGAGAATAATACGGTTTACAAGAATTTTAGATGGTATTTTGTAAGACACGGTGAGACAGTTCCCGAAACTATCCCCGATACAATCGCTACAAGAGAATTGGTGGGAACTCAATTTATAGCAATGATAGATATAAAAAAAACTAAAATAATGAAGGTTTATGCTTCCCAAAAAGATGCGGTTGAAGCGAGAGATATGAAGTGTAATGGATTTACACGTGCAATAAAACAAGAATCAATCTCAAGCGGACATTACTGGAAGTATTACAAGGATTGTAGCGAAGAAATGAAAAATGAATATCTATCAAGAGATACACTACCCGAAAAAAGTGTCAGTAAAGCAGGAAAATCAGTTGATCAGATTGACCCAAGGACAAGACAGGTCATAAAGACATATGGTACGAATAGAGAAGTAGCAAAAGATTTTCAAATGTCTATCGAATCTCTAAAAAAAGCGTCAGCATCAGGTGAAATAAAGAATGGTTATATTTGGAGAATCAATGTATAAAAGTTAAACACGATATTTTTCATTATATAAAAAATGTTATAATGAAAAAACGATTTGATAATATGGTCGTATAACAATGTAAAAATGACATTGCGATTAGAAACTTATACACTTCTTGACTGGATAGATATAAATAAATTGAATTGGACTTGTTTATCTAGTAATCCGAATGCGATACACTTATTAGAAGACAATCCTGAAAAAATATATTGGCGTTCTCTAATGTACAACCAGAACCGTAATGCGATGCGTTTGATAGAAAAAAATCAAGAAAGAATCTATTGGGATATATTGAGTTCAAATCCAAATGCGATAGATTTACTGGAAAAAAATCTGGATAAAATAAATTGGAGCGAGTTGTCATTGAACCCGAACGCAATTCACTTATTTGAACGCAATTGGTATAGAGTAAATTGGTTGAATTTAATGGAAAATCCAAACGCAATACATTTTATAGAAAAATACCCCCCAGCAATTGGATACCACTGGCATTATTTATCATCGAATCCAAATGCGATACACTTATTAGAACAAAACCTCGACAAAATATGTTGGAGAATATTGTCACTAAACCCAAATGCTTTGCATTTATTGGAAAAGAATCCGTCAAAAATAGATTGGGATTATTTGTCGTGTAATCCAAATGCTTTGCATTTATTGGAAAAGAATCTAGAAAAAGTAAATTGGTATGATATATCTGCGAAACCGTATGCGATTCATTTTTTAGAGAAACATCCAGAAAAAATACATTGGAGGCGTTTGTCATTAAATCCAAATGCGATAGAATTGTTGGAAAAAAACCCAGAAAAGATAGATTATGCTCAATTAAGTAAAAATTCGTCGATATTTAAAAAGCATATAAATTACAATTTTTTAAAAGATAGAATGGATATTATTAGAGAAGAACTGATGATAAAATGTATGCATCCATTAAGATTGGAACGATTTTTAGAATTGGGTGGAGACATAGACGATTTTTAGTATAAATAATCTTTGGTTATCGATTGATACAAAAATCCATTATTTGTATCAAAATACACTCACATTACTAAACTAATATACAACCAAAAAAGAAAAAGAGCAGTTATTAACCAAAGAAATAACCAAATATTCTCAACTTATTTTTTTTACCCATTCTTTTTGCCATTTCTATAACATTATATATTTTTATGTTTTATTAGTTTTTTGTATCAAAATATAATATAATACATAATAAACATATCATGTCTTCTGGTTCTTTAGAACTAAAAAAGTTTGATATGAAAAGTATTGTTTTTGACGCCAAAGATATTGAAGGTGCGAAAGGTCCAGTAATTGTAATGATTGGTAGAAGAGATACAGGTAAGAGTGTTCTTGTAAAAGACCTTCTTTATTTTCATCAGGATATACCCATTGGTGCTGTTATATCAGGAACTGAAGCGAGTAACGGATTTTATTCTGAACTTGTTCCAAAACTATTTATTCACGATGAATATAATTCTATGATTATTGAAAATATCTTGAGAAGACAAAAAGCCGTTCTTAAGCAAATGAAGAAAGAACAGGAAACATTCAAAAAATCTTCTATTGACCCACGCACATTTGTTATTCTTGATGATTGTCTTTATGACGATAAATGGACTCGTGATAAACTTATGCGACTTTTGTTCATGAACGGCCGTCACTGGAAGATAATGTTGATCATAACTATGCAGTACCCGCTTGGAATACCC